CTCGCCGACGAAGCCAATCACGCTACCAACTTTTTCCCCGATTTCGGAAAAAATTGTGCTAAAAATCGGAGCCAGCTCAGAAACCACAACTCCTATCCCGGAAACCAGCCCTGAAATCACTGGGGCTGCCTGAGCTATGATATTTCCGATGGTGGAGAAGACTGTCTGAATGGTCGGAAGGATTACCGGTAATGTCGTCTGTACCGTGGAAATAATGCTCAACAGTGACGGAAGACAAGCTGCCGCCACTGTCTGAATTGTTGATATCATGCTGCTGCCAAAAGCTGACAGCATCGGAATCATCGGTGCAAATCCGCTGGCGATAGAAACAACTGCAGCAGCTACATTCTTAGCTCCAGAAATAAATGCCGGAAATGCTGCAACAGCCGAATCTATTCCCTGATTAATTACAGGTGCCAGAGATGGGAATGCTGACGAAAGACCTTCTTTAAGGCTTTTTATAATTGTTGGTGCTGACTTTTTTATTTTGGGTGCCGCTTTTTTTATACCGGAACTTATTGCACCTGGCAGAGCTGAGACTACATTTCCAATCATTGGCACAGCATTTCCAATAATGAATGTACCTGCCGAATCAACAAGCTGCTCCATGGAAGTCTTTACATCTCCTCCAACTGCCATGTTGCCGAGCAGATTGGAGAATGCAGATTTCATTGATGCAAGTGATCCGCTGAATGTTTCACTGGCTTCCTTTGCCGTGGTGCCGGTAATTTCAAGGCTACCTTGAATTACATGAATAGCACTATATACATCTGACAGATTGCTTATATCATACTTAACACCTGAGATTTTCTGCGCATCACTCAGCAGCCTCTGCATTTCTTCTTTTGTACCGCCATAGCCTAGCTTTAAGTTATCGAGCATAGTGTAGTTTTGCTTTGCAAATCCCTGATATGCATTCTGAATGGACTCCATGCTTGTGCCCATCTTGTTTGCATTGTCAGCCATGTCGATAATTGCCATATCTGCCATGTCAGCGGCTTTTGCAGTATCTCCGTTAAGACTTTGCAAAAGGCTTGCAGAAAATCCTGTTACCGTTTCCATGTAATCATTGGCAGATAGTCCAGCTGTCTTAAATGCTTTATCTGCATTTGCCTTCACAACACCAGAGTTGTCTTTAAAGAGGGTTTCGACACCCCCGATACTCTGTTCCAGTGACGCTCCGTTGCTTAATGCACCGCCAAACACCGCAGCCAATCCTGCACTTCCAGCCACACTGACAGCTATGCTTACACCTTTTGAAAGTGTCCCAAGTGTTTTTTTTATTGAAGACAGTCCTGCTGATGCACCATCTTTGATTGCAATTACTGGTTTGGCTACCATACTACCGATGGATTTTATCTTAGTTTTAACTGTTCCGATTACATTGCTTGCCGTATCTTTTATCTTGATAACCGGAGATGCTATCTTTTTTCCAACAGATTTTATGGAACTGGTTACTTTGTTGATTTTTGCAGTTGCCTCATCCTTTGTACGAATAACCGGAGACACGACCTTGTTTCCTACACTTTTAACAGTACTGCTTACCTTGTTGATTTTTGCAGTCGCTTCATCCTTTATCCTAATGACAGGAGAAATGCTTTCTTTTCCAAGCTGTTTTACATTTCCAAGCAGTCCTTCTGTCTTCTGTACAGACGATGCCGTGTCAATCTTTGCAGTATAAGTTTTATCCCAAGTCGCCTTCAGCTCACTCTTTGTTTTTTCTACATCCTTTCGAAAAGCGGTCTGTTCGTTCCGGATATTCTTAAGTGTCGCAGTGGCATTATCCTTGATACTGATACTTCCAACAACACTCATCGAATCCCCTCCAAACTTTCAATAATTTTTTTTCGTTCCTCCATAGTCTCCAGCATTGAGGCAATATAAAAACATCGTTCTTCTACGCCTAAGCTCAAAAGATATTCCACTTTGAAACCTTTTTGAATGTAGTAATGTAAGAAATAAGTATCTGCGTCTTGGGATATCAGTTTTTTAACTCTTCTACAACCGTTACCTTCTTATTACCTGACACGCCTGAAATTTTCATAATTTCCATAGCAATCTGTGTGATTTCATCTATATCAAAAATATCTACCACATCTGTGTATTCCCTGATTTCTCCCTGTTCTTTCCACTGTACTGCAAGCTGTCTCAGATCCGGATCAATCACAGACAGATACACTGCATATTTGTCTGCCGCATTTGGATCATCAGTTGTCTCTATTTCAGTACATTCTACAATTTCAGGATATAGTAGACTCTGAATCTTAATATTCTCGTCTATACTTGGTATGTAGAGAATTTCAGTTTTTCTTGTTTTCTTTTCACGAAGTCGCTTTAACGCCTTTGCCGCAAATGTGCTGAATGTAAAATCTTTTTCTTCGTCCATTTTTTCCTCCTACTCAGTAATCTCATCCAGATTCTCTAAATCTGACGGTGTAAAACCGATTGTTATTTCTTCCTCAATAATTCCGCCCTTTTCCCAGTTGACAATAGGAATTTCATTGTGCCACACATTTGGGCATGACCATCTCTCTATCTGACCTCCGACTGCATCCGGGTCTTCCAGTTTGGCTATAACTTCAGCACGGACATCTTTTCCTTTTTTCCAGTTCTCTAAGATTTCTTTTGCCCGTGTATATACTTTCTTAACCGTGTACGAGCCTTCACCTTTAAGTCCTGTAATCTTGCTGTCAACGCTGAGTCCTATCTGGACATCTTCACGATTAGCAGTTACTTTCATTTCAATCTTCGAGAATTCGAAAATTTTAACTCCGTCCATCCACAATTCGCCCCATGTGCCGGTGAGTGTTTTATTTCCTCTAATTTCCATGCCTTTTTATTTACCTCCTACATATTTACTCCCATGGTCAAATCTTCCATTGCATTGACGAACTTTATGTTGCTGGTAAGGAATACCTTGGTGCCGGTATTTGCCTTTGCAACAGCTATGTCGTCCATATCGCTGGTATCAGTTCCCTTGCTTTCGAGATAAGTCCTCTGTGCTTCAACATCCACAGCTACAGTGTTGTCATAAGAATTGTCCAGAATGTTACCCAACAGTTCTTTGTGGTAAGCCCCAATTGCTGATACAAGCATCTGCTTTCCGTCATAATCATTGATGATTTTTCCTACATAATTTTCTTCATAAGTATCACGGATATCATCCATATACAGATCCATGCCTTCAACAATTTTAATGAAGCGCACATCCTCTGTCTTTTCTGTAGTGAAAGTAGTAAGGCTGTTTACACCTCGCCCGATTTTGTACTTCTTTCCGTCAAAAACCACTATCAGTTCTCCGTCATTAATATGTTCATCCGGATTGTCAGGAACCGAAGCTGATGAAATGTCACTCAGTTCAAAATATGTACTGCTTCTTGCCAGTGACAAGCCTGCCAGTATTCCGGCTATTCTTGCACAGTACTCAGCCGCAGTATGCTTTTTCCCTGTTATCGTAGAGCTGATGTCCTCTGTGGTGAAGTTGATGATACCCTCATGATCTCCTTTGCAATGAGGCAGAACTGCCTTGAATGTCTTTTTATCATCGTTCCTATACTGTTTGATCCATGCAGCAATTGTTGTTATATCTGCCGTCTCCAAGCCGGGAATGCACAGATAATTCCATTTCATGTTCTTAAGTGCCTGAAGTGCCGTATTATATCCTTCTGCATCTTCAGCCAGCCTGATTGCAATAACCTTTGACGGTGCACCATCAAAAATCAGCTTCAGATAACCATAGTTAGTCTCACTCCAGTTCTCAAAATCTACTTCATCCACCTTCTTATAAATATTGAGTGTGGCGGAACCAGTATCGTCTTTCAGAATACATGCAACAATGCCTCTGGCACTTCTCTCAATTGCACTGACACCTTTCCCACTAAAAATCATTGAAAAACTCGGTAATCCTAAACCCATAATGTTTACTCTCCTTTTCTGACTGCCACTTCCAGTTCACCCATCTTGGCAAATTCAGAAGTTTCTTCTTCTGACTGTCGGAATGAAATGATAAAACTGAAATGCAGCACATGATCTACTACTTTAATGTTTGCCTCTGGAACCGTTATTTTCCTATCTCCAAAAGAAAAAACAGGACGGATTGTTCCGTCCAGCTCTGCTGCTTTAATTAAATATGCGGTGTTGCTTTCTCTCTCTTCGTGGTACGCAACATCCACAAGAACTCCCTTATCCGTGAAATATTTATCTACCGTAGTATTGATATTTGGAACAATCTCAACAAAGTAATATGTTCTTGGTTTTTCCATCCGGGTTTTATCTGTTCCCCTGATTTCCTCAAAAAAAACATCTACATCAGGGTCAAGACCTTTAAGAAGTGTAATCAGTGACTCTTTAATTTGCATTAAAGGATTTTTCATCATGTATGCCTCCTCACATTAGTTCATGTGTGTTAATAAAGTCATTCATCCACTCTCTGAGATAATCCGGCAGGTGCTGCTGTAATTCCTGCAGGGACAGTTCCATCATATGGGCTCCCTTAACGAAGCTGCCTCCTCTTGTACGGTGTCCGTATTCAACCGGCTCGGCATACTCTACATTGTTATAGACCTCAATGTAGTATTCCGAGCCGTGTTTCTTGACTTTACCTATGTTCCAAGCGCCTTGAAGTCTTCCGGTCTTTTTAGGTGTCTTTTTTGTAACCTGATCCAGAAGTTCTCCTGCCACTTC